AGGGCAATCTGGTCGTCTCTGTAGTCCTCAAAGTTGTCTATTCTCCAGGTTTTCAGGTTAACAGCGAACTTGCTGTCGGTCGATACAGTTACTTGAAGCCATTTAGTGTCTTCTACCTCATTAACCGCCGTACTGGGCGAAGTAGAGCTAACTTTCTGGCCCATAATATTATTTGGGCCCCCAGCTCCTTTACCAATTTTACTGGCAGATTTGTTGGATGGGACATTTCCCTTTTTGTCCAATAGGTTAAGACGAATTAAGCGACCGTTCATTGCCTTTATCTGCTTCAATTCACCATCTAACCAGTATTTCTTCAATGCGCCTGTGCCTTCACGTACAACGTTAAGTCCCATCATTTCTACTTCATCATAGGCTAATGGGTCTACTTCAGTGAAGAATTGGCGAACATCGTCAGCCCCGTCTCCGACAAACTCGTAGTCAGTGAACAATTCACCAACAAGATAGTCTACAAGGAACGAAAACCATTCGTTTTCCTCATATTCTATCAATAAATTGTCGTAGAACTTGGGCGGTTCCTTCCCTCTGTAGTCCTTTAATGTAGTATCATATACATCGAATTTCTCAGTAGTCTGGGAAGGATTTGTGTTACTATCGAACCATCCTCCAAAAAAAGGTAATCTCTCTATATCTTCAGGCATAAGAGCACTCCATATACTAAATCTGGAACACTATTCATAGTCATTCCACTCCTCACCAGTATCTTTATACAGTATCGACTGTTCGAGGTGTTTCTGTCGCTTATCTACCCAGATAAGACACCCAGGTTTGCCTACATACTCCACTATATAACCGTATTTCTTGGCATATGTTTCCAATGCCCAGTGTCCTTCGCCAAAGTATATGAAACCACATATAATTCGATGTAATGTACCTAATGGTATATCAAGTTCGTCCTCAAGGGTGCGATAGCTCTGATACTTGCCCTGATTTCTATAGCACCAACCGAGTATAGCTATGCAGTCGTTCTCCACATTACCCTGAAACATACTCATTCCATACCCCACGTATGCATCCCAAGGAATGGTTGTTGCACATCTGCTGACAGGGATAGCATAGCTAATGCCATAGAATCGAGCAAATCGATTTTACCACCTACTGGTTCCTTGAATTTGAGGTAGTTCGAGCTGCCTTGGACCTTCTGTACCACCACTCCGTCGTGTTCTAACAGGAATTTGGTCCAGAATGGCTCGGAATTAGGCACTTTAAGGCGCCCATCCATTATAATTTGCCGGTGATTCTGCATCATCTCGTGTTTATAGGGCCCAGTCATCCATACTCCCAGAACTTCCTTCTTCTCTGCCGTTTCATTGCTATATATGCGGGAACTAGGTATAGCTCCTCTACCTTTGCATAAATCGGCAGTGACCTGTATGCCGGCGGCGGTCGCATCAGGGAATATTCTATACATACTCTCCCCGTACGCGTGGTATATCTGTTTTATGCGTTTTATGATGGGGTCATAGTCCCGGCTCCCCTTATCTGGGGGCACAGGAGATATTTCTTCCCAGAAAACAAGCCGCGCAATGCTGTCAGTTATCTCGAACACAGTGATTTGGGTAGCATTCAGCAGTAATCCATAGTCAATTCCCATAACATACCGCCTTCCTCCCTCTGCTTTAAGCGTTAACGGCCAATCCTCGGTCCCACACTGTTCCAAAAACAGTTTTGGAAAGAATTTTCCGGCCGCTTTAGGGAATTCTCCCATATTCTCAGCAACAAAGTCCTCATTCAACATACAACAGTTGTTGCATTTCCAGCCATCTATCTCCGCGTCCTTACCATATGTGTGCTTTCCGCAGAATCCTTTCTTCAGAACCCACTGGCAGGGGATATTCAACCTCCTAAAACGGTTCTTTATATAACTATTAGTGATACAACCAGTGTCTATGGCCTCCCATACATTCATATGATGAGTGCCATACTCATCTGGCATCTTCTGATAGCTCTCCCACTCTATCTCCAACTCGGGATTGGCTACTGTCTTTGGCGTACCAACCATTATCATCTTCTTCTCAGTGTACGCATCCGCCATCATATCGTCAATAACAGTGGTACGAACCTCCTTGGTTACCAACTCTATCTCGTCTACTACGAAGAGAGACCCCTTGTTACCACGTTTTGTATCTGCCTTCTGACTTTGCGCCAAGTTCGAAGCTACTACCTCGGACTCGTTCTTCGCAAAACGTATGTACTCCTTCCCATACGTTCCCCGCTTGCCTATACCTGCGTGCAATTGAACATATTCATTCATCAGATAGTCGCAACGCTTCAATGCCTTCCATATATCCTCCATAATGAACAACTGGTCCTGCGTAGGTGCAAAGATGACTGCCCTTGTACCATCATCACGACACATCTTCCATAGTATATAAGCACTCAATAAAGCACTCTTCCCTATCTTACGGGGCTCTATGAAAAGATTTACGTCGTTCTGTTCAAAAATCGCAGCAGCCTCAGATTGCCAAGGAGAAGGAAACATTGGCTTCCTGTTATCAAGCCGAATGTAAGATACACAGAATAAGTCAAAATCATCAAGAACTCTTGCGTGATAATCAATGGTGTCCGTACAATCGTCGGCCACTTCGACCAATCTCTTAAAAATCCCATAATTGTGACTGAACCGTATTTCTGTATTCGACTCCTCCTCGACCGTCTTCTTTGCCTCGACCAGAACCTGGCCGAAATCAAACATATCTATTTAGCGCCCTTGGCTGCGTCCCGTATAATCTTTCTTACAGTTCCCTTGGCCTTCTTCTCTGTATGGTCAAAAGACTCCAGTATTACCTGCTTCAAGATTTCGTTCTTTACGTACTTGGAACTTGCGTCATCCAAAGCATCCCTCATCTTGGGTGTCAAATGTTCGTCATATAATGCCATTATCTCAGAATCATATCTTCCAATTAACTTCGTAACCAGAAACCTGAACTGAGGTACATAACACCATCCATATAATGAAATTGCCGAACATAGGATGCCCAATACTAGAAAGACCTCGATATTGTCTGTCAGCATACTCGAAAGTGCCTCTACCATACCACTGTCATTACTAGTCTCGTTCATTGTTGTATTATTTGTCATTTTCTTCTACCTCCTCGTAGTCTATATCAACAGCTGCCAAAGGTTTCTTCCATTTAAGCTGAACGTCCCCATCGTCACCTTTGAGCTCTAATAAAAGCTCTTTAGCATTGGACAAACTGTCCTCGATGAGCCCCTTCTTCTTGGACTTGTCAAGATAATTGAGAACATACTCGTTTATCTTTCGCAAACGTTCGTTAGTTGTCTCGAACATTGCCAACTCCTCAATAGATTTGTCATAGGCCCAAGCGTCATAACGTTCTAACTGCATTAACATTGCTGCTATTCTACTACATTCTATCATATTAAAATGTAGTGCAGGGTCTTTATCTAATTCAGATAAATAGAACTTATAACGTTCGTAATCTTCTGGCACCTGTTTGATTTTACGTACCAATGCTAATGGAGCATCAGTAGTAATTATGTTAATAGGTTTGTACCTATTAAGTCCGTGCTCTTTTTCAGCGGACATATTCCTATATATACATTTGGAACTATATAAAGGTTACGGGGGGTTGTAAGGGGGTGACACGCTAGCTATTAAAAACTGGTTTCAAAATTCTGGTCAGCTCTCTACTCACTAACGTGGGGGAGTTTAATTACTAAGACGCACCGATATCTTTGAATTAATATGATTATATCTATATGTATTATTTATCCATACCATACCCTAACGCGCTCAACTACCTATGGGCTTATATACTACTACTGAATGAATGATTGATGAGACAAGACGAACAGGACTTAGAGAGCTGGGCAAGGGCCAAAGGTGGAGTAATATACAGGAACTCCAGAGGAGAGACCATACTATTGATTGGTCACACTACAAGGGTGATTGACCAATGAGACGTAGACATATGATAGTAGAGGGCGACAAGATAGCTATGACCCTATGTGGCCACCAACTATCGAGAGGGGAAGTATACCACCAACGTAAGAATACGTGGGACCGTGTCAACTGTAAGAGATGCCTTCATAAGAGAGGGTTCGATAATCGAGACCTAAAGATAGTGCATACAGTATACGAATACAGGGGCGACCACAGGGGTGGCGTGCCCTGATACTAACCATACCCTAACCGTGATAGGTATCCAGTGGAGGTGGGTCTCACCTCACAAATGTACTCCGCTGGGTATCCGCAAAAGCCAAATACCGAAAGGGTCAAAAAAAGGCAGGCCAGGACGGGGGCGCGGGCTACTACATCTTTTATCCATATAAAGAGACTGACCCGCTACCCGCTGGTTGGATTCTGCAATATCTGAGCATAACTGCAAACAGTGAGCGGAATTGAAAAACGACCAAAAACAACCAAAAACAGCATAAAACTTTATATACTTTGTAGCTATCGGTTAATTGTTCGGTTCGTCGCCTGAATCCCTACTCTATCCTGAGTCGGATTGTGATGGTATTGGCCGTTCCTCCCCTCTTAGGGGATGCCGCAAACAACTAACTATTCGTAGCGAATACGCAGACTGGGATAAGGCCAAACTAACGGTCGAATCTTCTGGTGAATTCAAAGTGGTCTCGGTTAAGGAATCTAAGAAGATAACTTCTAAGAATTCTAAGCCAAACTACGGAAAGTGTGAAACTGAAGCCCAAGCTAACTTAAAGGCCAAGAATGGATTTAAGTTTATGGTTAAATCCAAGCCTAAGGCTATCAAACTGCACTTCAAAACTGTTAAGGATGAGAAAACAGGGAAAGACGTCTTGATAAGATGTAATAACTGTGGACTTTATGCTTACAGCAAAGGGTGTTTAATGTCACACTTTAGGACTCAGAAGAAAGACTAATAGAAAGGCCGAAACTCAGCAACTGGTGCCCTTGATGGCACAAGACGAATAATACCAGCTCAGCTGGTGTAGTCTCTTAAGGAGAAACAAAAACACTGATAGGTTGAGTCAGAAAACAGGAACTGAGTCCAGAGGACGATTAAGAACCCAAACTCTGGATAGCGTGACTGAACTAGAGAACACGGCCTATAGTGACCAATAGAGGAGTAGGGCCCCAAAAAGGGGCCTGGGCTCCCAAGAGAGACTATATAATCTTTTA